GAACGTGCCCTCCGTCACCACGACTGCGACACCGTCTGGCGTGCCAGTCGCAAGTGCCTCTGCGACACCCCGCAGCTCGACCACAGCAGCTACGGAACCTGCGCTACCTGCGGAAAGTCCCGCGCTGTGCGGCGCCGACGTCACCGAAGCCGACCAGCTGCTGGCCGCGCTGCCCGTACGCTCGCGCATCCCCGTCGAACTCCGACCCCGCCTCGAAGCGATCTGGAACGCCGCGCTGATCGCGCGCGGCGTCGACCCGGCCCACACCGTCAAGCCCTGGCGCTGACGCGCCGTCCGACTACGAAGGAGCGCAGCGCCATGACGTTCAGCTTCACCGCCGCCGGCACCAAGGACCAGGTCCGCCAGCAGCTCGCGGCCAGCGAGGCCCAGCACCGCCAGTGGAACAACCACACCCCGCTCCTCGCCAGCGTCTACGAGCTCATCGGCGCCCACCTGGACCACAGCAACTACGCCGGCGGCCTCATCGTCGAGGCCAGCGGCCACCACGACACCTCCTACGGCCAGTTGAACCTGAGCATCAGGTCGCTGAACATCCCGGCCGTCCCCGAGGAGCAGACGAAGGACGAACCGGAGCCGGCCGAGGAGCCAGCGACCTGACCGCACAGCAGAACGCCCCGGACTCGTGGGAGGTCCGGGGCGTTCGGCGTTTCATGGTGGGGACGGAAGCCGCTGGCTGGCCGCCGTACCCTGGCCCCATGGACATCGCCGAGTTCATCACTACGCGGCTGACCGATCTCGAACGCCTCGCACACGACGCCGAGGGCAGCGGTGACGGCGCCTGGGAATCCGTCGTCGGCGCCATGGGCCCCGAGGTGCGCGTGGAGGACGGAGTCGTCTGGGCGCGCGAGACGCCGTGGGATGTATGGGGTTGCGACGACTACTCCGACGAGGAAGGGTGCGTGGACGCCCGCGCCGGGTGGATGCGGCAGGCCGAGCACATCGCGGCCCACGATCCCGCTCACGTCCTGGCGGACATCGCCTCCAAGCGGGCGATCGTCGAGGACTACGTCACAACCTGCCGGATCCGAGATGAGGCCGCCGGGCGCATTCAGGAAGCAAGCACATGCATCCGGCCGGATCGTTCATGCGGACTACGACGAGTGGGGGCGTGCGGACCGGGAGGCGTCCCTGCTTGATGGCGTTGTCCAGCGCTTGGCGGCACAGTTCGCTGTCCATCCCGAGTACAAGGAGAGCTGGAAGTCGTGACCATCGTTGGTTTCATCAGCGCCCGCTTGGACGACGACGAGCGGATCGCCAACGAGTCGAAGCGCCCCGACTCGTGGATCCGCAGGCTCTTGCGTGAGATCGCCGCCAAGCGCCGCGTACTGACGCGGCACAGCGGCCACGGCCTGATATGTGACGGATGCGGCAACGATTACATGAGCAGCGAGTCCCGCTACCTCCTTGAGGAGTGCCCCGAGCTCCGTGACCTTGCCGCGCCGTTCGCAACGCACCCTGACTATGACGAGAGCTGGAAGCCGTGACCGACCTCGCAGCCTTCCTGACCGCGCGCTGGGACGAGCAGGAAGCCCGGCTGCGCAGGGGCTGGTACAGCGATACCCACTGGAAGGTGTTCGAGACCCGCATCATGCTCGGCACCTGGACGGTATCGCGCCAGCGCGGCATCAGCGTCGCGCTGAACGACGAGATCGCGCTGGCTGGCCTGAAGCTTCTCCGCGAGCTCCAGGACGAATGGCGGCGGCAGGAAGCCGAACCGCTGCTAGCTGACCTCGCCGCCAAGCGGGTGGTCCTGGCCGAAGTCGCATCCTGGCAGCACGCCCTTGTCGACGGCGACACCTGGCTCTCCTGCGCGCAGGCGGTTGACGAGCACTATGGGGAAGGACGCCCCGGATCGGGTTGCGCCGACGACCGCCGCGCCGGAGGCCCCTGCGACTGCGGCCTCGAACGGCGGCGCGAGGCGATCCTGCGCCCCATGGCGTCGCCGTTCAGCGCACACCCGGAGTTCAAGGCGGAGTGGGTGACGGCGTGACCGACATCGTCGCCTTCCTGACCGCGCGTCTCGACGAGCAGGCCGCAGCGCTGATTGAGTACGTCGAGAAGCGTCACACCGCGAAGATGTCGGACGCCTTCTCGCATGGGTTCATGGTCACTGACGCCAGCGCACGGATGGTCCTGCCGTATCCGACCACCCTGCGATCGCTGAGCCCCTATGAATACGACGCGGCCATCTGGCTTGACGCGGACATCGCCTCCAAGCGGGGCATCATCCAGCAGTGGCAGGAGGCCGACGCCGCCTGCCGGCGCAACGTCGGCGACCAGATGCTGAACGCAGTTCATATGGCGACCCTGCAGGTCGTTCTCGTGTCGCTCGCCAGCGCGTACCGAGCCCACCCCCGCTATGCCGGAGGCAAGGTGGACGACTGGACGTGGCCCGGGGCGGCCGACGAAGGGAATTTGACATGAAGATCCTGCGCCGCCTCGCCGGCCACAAGACGACGAGCCGCACTCAGGGACCTGACCGCTACGCCCGCGCGGGCTGCTCCTGCGGCGCGACGTTCAAAGCGCCTGACGGGCGGTTCCTGCTGGGCGACTTCGACATCTGGGAGAAGACGCACGGCCGCCTCGAACCCACCGAAGGAGCCTGACGTGAGCGACCTAGATGCGGCGATCCGCGCGAAGCTCGACGGCTACGTTAACGAAGGCTGCGGCTACAGCGGCCACGATTGCCAGGTGACCGGCCACGAGGAGATGAAGGCCGCACTCCTCGGCGCCCTCGATCAGCACTCGCTGGCGGAGTTCTACGGCGCCGCCGTCGCAGATCCCTCGACGTGGATCTGCCAGAGGTGCCACGAGGCCGACCCGTGCCCCACGAGGTGGGCCATCGCGACCGCGCTCGGGATCGAGGTGGGTGGTGGCTGACACGCGCCCCATGGGCATCCGGAAGGCACTGCCCAACCCGTGGCGGTACGACCCCGCCAAGCCGTGGGTCTGGTGCTGCCGGTCCTGCCGCCTCGAAGCCACGTACCCGGCCGCGACCCTCCCCGAGGCCTACGCCGACGCGCTGGAGCACCTCGAAGACGAGCACGTTGCGGTGGCTTCCGAGGCTTACGCTGCCGCGATGAAGCACTTCGAGAACGAGCACGGCGGACTGGATGCTGCACGATGAGCGATTCCGGCGACCACCCGCTGTCCAGCACCGACGTCCTCACCGACCTCGCCGCGACGACCGCGTTCGTGCGCGCCGACCGCGCCGCGCAGGCGTTCCGTGACGCCCTAGACGAGCTGCTGCACTCCGGCGAGCACGTCGAGGAAGCGCGCCGTGCGAATGAGCAGCTTCTCGCGCTCGCGGCGGGAGCCATGGGCGTGAAGATCCATATCCCGGCCGACATTGCGGAGCGGCACGGGCTCGACGAGGACGGAGGCGAGTGACGTGAGCGACTACCAACGCATCGCCGAACTGTGGCCGCACGTGGACGGCTGGCCCGATCCGCCCGCGCTCGAAACCGCGACCCGCGAGGACACCGAAATATACGCCGGGATCCGGCTCGCGGCGCAGTGCCTGATCGACGCCGAGAAACGCGCGATGCCGGCCGCGATGCGAAGCACGGCCGAACAGGCGTGGCAGTGGGGGCGTCAGCAGTGGGCCAAGATGCAGAGACAGCGAACGACATGACCGCCGGCCCTCGCGATCTGGCCCGGGACGACGACGACCGGCCGCCCCGACGCCCGATGTGCCGCTGCATCGTGGTGCCGCAATCGCTGGCGGACCGGATCCAGGTCGAGGCGCATCCGGACCTGATCGAGCTGGACGCGCGGATGGAGCGAGAGCTGTGACCGCCGACCCCGCCGGCGGCACGTTCGCCGAGAAGCTGGACGCCGCAGCCGGGCCGCTGCGACGCATGGGCGCCATCACCGCCCAGATCGCGCTCGCCACGATCCCGGCCGATGCCTCCTGCCACTGTCTGTGCTCGATCTACGAGCCGCACACCTGCGACGGGTGGCGCGCCGAGGGCTGCCAGTGCGAGGTGCCCGGTGGGAAGCTGTTCGGCAAGCAGCTGGCGCCGACCGTGGTGCCGCTGTGCCGGTCGTGCTTCGCGGCCGAGATCCGGAAGGGATAGCCGGTGAACCGCCACCCCGACTTCGAGCACCCCTTCGGCATCGCCGACTGGAACGGCGTCCGCGCCAGGATCCGTTGCGGACCTGACGGCCTCTGGTACGTCATGCTCATGCGCGGGGACCGGGCCATCCTGTTCCCCGGGCTGCCGCACCTGAGCTGGCGGGGCGCCATGGACCAGGCGCAGCGCGTCATGACCGCCGCCGGACGCGTCCTGCGCGGCGAGATCTGACATGAAGCGCGGCCGGATGCAGTGCAAGGACATCCCCGACGAGCTCGTCATCCAGGCGGTCGCCAACACCACGGAGAAGGGTTCGGGGAGTTGGCGTCACTGGGATGACGTGTGGCCGCAGTTCGAACGGCTGCTGCCCGGCGTTCCCGGTCCGTTGTTCTATGCCAAGGTCGATCGGATGCAGCTCCGTGCGCAGCCCCGCATCCACGCCTGCGTGCACACGCCCTACCGCAAGGGCCAGTGCCGAGGCGACGTGCACTTGGCCGAGGAGTGCAAAGGGTGCTGACGATCCGACGCGATCTCTACGACGCGATCATGGCGCATGCCCGCGCCGACCACCCGAACGAGGCCTGCGGCATCATCGCCGGACCGGCCCGTTCGGACCGGCCCGAACGCCTCGTCCCCATGGCCAATGCCGAGCAGTCCCGGACCTTCTACCGCTTCGACGTCGCCGAGCAGCTGGCGGCGTGGCGCGAGATGGACGAGCGCGGTGAGGACGTGGTGATCGTCTACCACTCCCACACCGCCACGAAGGCCTACCCGTCGCGTACCGACGTCGCGCACGCCAGCGAGCCCGATGTTCACTACGTCGTGGTTTCCACCCGGGACGCGGACGGCCTGGGCGACGTCGAGTTCCGCTCGTTCCGCATCGTCGGCGGCGAGGTCACCGAGGAAGAGGTGCGCATTGACTCGCCGAACGCGCTCGCTCGTACGGGCAGCCGAGAGGCGTGCGGCGGCTCGGCGGCGGCCTGAGATACTGGGAGCGTTCGCGAGCCGTCAGGCGTGCTCGCGGCGACCGCGGGACCCGCGCCGTGTTCCAGGCGGCGCGGTTTCCGTACCGACTCCCCGAGGATCCCAGCGCAATGACCACGGTCCACGTCGTGCCCAGCGGCGAACCACCCGAGAACCACACCCTCGGCGACTGTCCGTGCCGGCCGCGCAGGCTTCCCAGGCGCCGCGGGGACGGCAGCGTCATCGACTGGGTCCACGCCCACCGCGCGGCCGCCGACGAGCTGGACATGCCCCGGATGCTGGCTGCATGATCCCTGGCATTACCGTTGCCATCCCGTCGATTCCGCCGCGCGCGGCGATGCTCGGCCGGGCCCTGGCCTCGGTCACGGACCAGGAGTTGCCCGCCGCCGCGGTGTCGATCGCCCTGGATACCGGCCGGCAGGGCGCCGCGGCCACGCGAGACAGGGCGCTGCGGGCCGTACGCACCGAGTACACGGCGTTCCTGGACGACGACGACCAGATGCAGCCTGAACACCTGCGGGTGCTGATGGACGCTGCCGAGGCGTCCGCCGCCGACTACGTGTTCTCCTACTACACCGTGGCCAACGCCGACGGGCAGCTCATGCCACATGTGGATCCGCTCCGGCACTTCGGGCGCGTCTTCGATCCGGCCGATCCGCACCAGACGACGATCACGATCCTGGTCCGGACTGAACTCGCGCAGGACCTCGGCTTCCGCGACCCGCCGGAAGGCGAGCTGATCGCCGGCCAGCGCTACGGCGAGGATTTTGACTTTTCCGTCCGTGCCGCCCAAGCGGGGGCAAAGATACTACACATACCAAAACGGACATGGCTGTGGTTTCACCATGGCGCGAATTCTTCAGGCCTACCTTCGCGCTGGTAGGCGCCGCGAAGGCGTGCCGGGGCCCAGTGACGACGGGGCGCGTACCGCCGGATCTGCGGGCGCGGCCAGTATCCCAGGGCTCGCGTCACGCTGGTGACGGCGTCGACAGCGGGGACGCCACGTCGCCGCCGGCCATCCTCGCGGACGCCAACTGCTCTTCCAGATGGCCGATCTTCTCCTGAAGTTCCTCGATCGCCGCATCCCGCATCGCCAGCTCCGACGTCGCCGTGTGAAGCCGCCGCTCCAGTACCGACACCAGCCGCTCGTGCGAGATCGCCAAGTTCCCCGGGCCGCTCATGCCAGGCCAGCCCTCTGCGCCAGCAGCCGGACCAGCGGATCGGGGTGGCCGGCCACCTGCGCGGCCAGCTCTGCCCGGTCGCGCTCCTCCCGGATCCGCTCGTCCTCGGCCTCCTGGAGGCGCTCGCGGTGCGCCGCGACCTCCATCGGGGTCAGCGACCGGTAGGCGAGCTCCCCGGTCGACACATCGAACTCGACGTGGTGCAGCCCGTCGGGGGGCGCGGGTTCCTGATCGTCAGCCATGATCACATCATCGCGTAGAGAGAGACGGTGGAGTGGGCCACGAAGTTACCCGAGGCCGGGAGCAGGGTGAGCGACGTGATCACCGACTGGTTGTTCCAGGTGCCGCCGCTGTTGCCGGAGAACACCGTGGAGTTGCTCAGGCTGCACACATAGCTGGACGTCACGGTCTTGTTCGTGGCGCCGTTGGCGTTGGGGATGTCGAACCGCCCGGACACGAAGTTGCTCGCCCCGTCGGAGGTGCCGGTGTGCAGGCAGAACCGGATGCCGGTGGCCGAGGTCGAGTTGACCGACGTGGTCGTGGTGACCGACCCGTGCAGGTCCTGCCAGTTGTAGTTGGTCGCGGAGTCGCCGTTGATGCGCAGCAGAGCCGCCTGGCCGCCGGAGCCGGTGTCGCTGCGCAGCGAGTAGTCGCATACCAGGTGGGTGACCGCCGGGAGGCCGGAGAACGCGATGGATGCCGCCGAGGCGCCGAGGGTCACCGTGGCGATCTGCTGAAGGTTGTACAGATACCCCGAGCCGGAGTAGACCGCGCTGACCCCGGTGTCCGTCTCGAAGATCTCCAGGCCCTGGAACGGCGACGACGGGTGCGTGGCGGCGGTGCAGACGAACTGCCCGAACGCCTTCTGCTCCCAGGAGCTGCCGTTGTACACCAGCATCCGGGTCGTGTCTGACTCGTAGATGGCCGTGCCCGCGGCGATGCCGGTGGTCGGCCGGGTCGCGGCTGTGCACTTCACGAGCGTGGCGTACCGCCACGCCGAGCCGGTGTAGCGGACCAGCGCGTCGGTGTCCGATTCGTAGATGAGAAGCCCGGCGATCAGGTTGGTGCTCGGCCGCGTCGAGGACGTGTACACCAGCACGTTCGATGAGACGTACGTCCACACCGGCGAGGCCTTGGTGCCGGAGTTGACGGCGACGCGGCCGGTGTCGGTCTCGTAGATGCCCTGGCCGCCGTAGGTGTTCGACGGGCGCGTCCCCGAGGTGCACTTCACCAGGCCCATGAGGCCGTCGATGGTGGTGAGGTTCGCCTCGACGTGCGTGTTGAAGGCGTAGCCGTCGGTGAGATCGGCGATCAGCAGGGCGAGGTTCGTGGTGAAGGTGTCAGCCACGGTGCAAAGCTCCGATCCGGGCAGTCCTCATCGCTTTGACCTGCGTGGTCCGCTCGGTGTGCTGCCTGTGGTCCACTGACTCTCGATGGTGGTTGCGAATCTGGTTCAGCAGCCCGTCGGGGTCGGTGAGGCCGTGCAGGCCGCGGATCGCCTCGATACCGGCCAGGTAGTGGTCGCGGGCCGCGCGCACGTGGGTGTTGTACAGGAACTTCGGATGATCGGGGTGGACCGGCGCCAGATGCTCGTGGGTGACGATGTCCAGCAGCGTCTCGGCGTCGGCGGGGTCCACGTCGTATTCGGCGGCCCGCCAGTGCATCGAGTCCGCCGGGATCACCATCAGATGCAGCCCGGGACGCGTGGTGTCGTCATGGACGATGTGCCACCACTCGCGGTGCCCGGCACCGGGCACCGTATCCACGCGCAGCTCGACCGATTTCACGGTCCTCACGGGGCTACCTGCCTCTCATGGCGATGGCCAGGACGGCCCAGGCGCCGGGGGCGGCGGCGCTGAGCGCGAAGGAGAATCCGGTGGCGGTGAAGGTGGTGACGTCGCCGGCCGGGATGGTGCTGGTGTTGCTGCACGAGTAGACGGCCACCGGGTAGGTGGTGCTGAACATCGTGGCGCCGTAGCCCAGGGCGACGCTGGTGATCCCTCCGGATAGGCCGGTGAAGGGGGTGAGGAACAGTCCGGACTGGGCTTCGGGGGCGAATGAGCTCTGCTGGTAGCCGCGGATCTTCCAGATGGTGTCGGAGTTGGAGGAGTCGTCCTGGAAGTTGAGCTGGCCGTCCGATCCGCGCCCCGGGATCGCCAGCTGCAGCTGGGCCTGGTTGTACGCCAGGACCACCTGGCCGCCGTTGGTGGTCTGGTTCGAGGGATCCCCGACGTGCAGGACGAGGCCGGTGGTGCCCTTCATGAACAGGCGGTGGAAGTAGGTGGTGCCGCCGACCACGTAGTTGCCGGAGTTGATACCGATACCGGCGGTGTTCCCGTCGATGTTCACGGCATTGATGAACGCGTTGTTGGTGCCGGCGGTGTCATACAGGCGTATCACGGGGTAGGAGCTGGCTGGCGTCTCCAGGGTGATCTTCTCGCCGCCGGCGACCTGGGCCAGGGTGAGGGTTGTGGTGGCGGAGTTCAGGTCGAACACGACGTTCCCGCCGGCGTCGTAGCTGTGGACGCCGGTGGAGTCCATCACCACCCGCTGGCCGGTCAGCGCGGTGCCGATCGTGCCGCCCAGGATGATCGAGGCGGTGACGGTCCCGGCCGTGAGCTTGGACACCGACAGGTCGGTGATGTACGCGTTCGACCACAGCACCGCCGTGGCCCCGGCCGCGGCCGATGGCGCCGACTTGTTCCCGGCGACGTCCACCGCCACGATCTTGATGTACATCGACTGGGCCGGCGGCTGGCCCGGCGGGATCGTGAACGACCCGACGACGGGGATCTGGCCGGTGATGTTCCCGGCGTTCGCAGGCAGCGACCCCAGCTTCGTCGCCGCCGACGGGGTGAACAGCGGCTCGTACGTGCCGTGAACCTCGATATGGTGCAGGTCGCTGGCCTGGTTGAACGTGCCGCCGTCGGAAGTGCCGCAGTCCCAGGTGACCTGCACGCTGGCCATGTTCGCCGCGACCACCGGCGCGTCCGGCGTCGGCGGGGGGATCGTGTCGGCCGAGGCCGTGAAGTCCGTCGTCGCCGACCAGGCGCCGAAGTTCGGCGGCGAGGCGGTGTCCACCGCCCGGATCTGGAAGGAGTACACCACGCCCGGCGTGAGCTCCTGGATCAGCAGCGTGTCGGTGCCCCAGCCGACGAACGTCGGCTTCCACTGCGCCACCGGCGCCGGGATCAGGGCGTTGTAGGTGCCGCCCAGGGCCGCCAGAGAGTTGTAGGTGTACCCGGCCGCGGCGAGCTGCGCGTGCGAGGGGTTCGTCGCGTAGATGCCCAGGTTCGGCCGGTACTGGATCTCATAGTGGTCGCCGTCGGTGATGGTGGTGCCGTCGGTGTTCGTCGGCGTCGACCAGGCCAGCTGGATCTGCGCCTTCGTCTTGCCGTCCGACGGGCTCTGATACGTCGTGGTCGTGAACGTCCCGAACGTGACGGCCGCGGGGATGGTGGTGTCCGGGATCGGCCGCGGCCCGACCGGCTCGGAGGTCGACACCAGCTGCCGGTTGTAGCCGCCGACGACGATGTTCGTGTCGCCGGTGTCGAACGTCACGTAGTCCGTCAGGTCGTACCAGACGCCGCCCGGCGCCCGGAAGGCCACCGTCATGCCCTGCACGACCGGCCACGTCTGCTCGATGACGCGCAGCAGCACCGGATTGATCCGGCGGCCGCGGAACGTGACCTCGTTGTTGGTGTCGACCATCCCGGCGTCCGGGTCGTACACGTAGGTGTAGTCGCCGACGGCCAGCTCCCCGCCGATGTCGTATTCGGAGGACGACAGCTGCAGCTGGTCCCGCGGCGTCGCGTACGGCTCCAGGGCGATCTGCGCGGAGGCGGTGGCGTTCAGGGAGCTGACCGAGCTGGCCGAGACCATCCGGGTCATCTTCACCGCGGCGCCGAACAGGTCCGTGTAGGGGTTCGTGGCGCCGATGTCCGCGAGGTTCGCCACGCCCACGGCGGTCGACGCGCCGCTGCCGCCGGCCAGCACCACGACCCGGGAGGTGAAGTCCTTGGTGTCCTCGGCGAGCTGCGTCACGCCCGGCAGCCCGCGCAGGTTCATGTCGACGCCGGCGTCCTTGGCCACGATCGCCGTGGTCGGGGACGTCACGTACAGATCGGACACGTGCCCGAAGTCCAGGGTGGCGTTGCCGTTGACGCGCCACTCCACGGCCTGCGTCGGGCCGGAGCCGGTGGACATCTGCTGGCAGAAGGAGGTGAGCGCGTCGCGCCGGTTCTTCCACACGAACGCCCCGGTGTAGGTGGCCGCGCCGATGGAGTGGATCGTGCCGGAGTGCACCGAGGATGGCAGCAGCGCGGCCACAACGGTCCCGGCACCGGCGGCGGTGAACAGCAGCGGCGTCTCCAAGACGTCGCCGACGCCCGCGGCCGAGGCCAGCCACAGCGACATGCCCTCCCCGGACAGCACCGGCCCGGCCAGGGTCTTGAAGTTGACGCCGTTGACCACGCCGACGTAGCGGGCCGAGGTGAGCAGCGAATCGCCGGCCACCCGCGGGTCCTGGCGGCCGGTGGCGATGGCGACGTGCCCGAAGAAGCCGCCGGCCAGGTGGTCCTTCAGCTCCGAGGGCAGATCCGGCGACAGCTGCACCGACCAGGAGCCGTTCGCCATCAAAGTACTGGTGATCGGCAGCTCACTCACCTCCCATCGCGTGCGTCGGCAGTCTGGTCATCGGCGTACGGCCTGCACCAATTCGGCGGGGGCGCTGCAGTACTGGCTGAACAGGTCGGCCGCGAGGTCCCCCGCGACGGCGCCGGACCCTGCGGCGACGACACCGACGAACGCGTCCAGGGTGGTGGTCGCCGCGAGGGAGATGCCGCCGTTGGTGGTGTCGGCGGTGTTGGTCAGCGCCGAGCCGACGATGTACCGGTTGCCCGCGCCGTCGTTGGCGTTCGCGGTGACGTACGCGCCGCCCCCACCGGACGCGCCGGTCTCGGTAGTGCCGCGCACGACTTTCAGCGTCGCGGCGACTTCGGCCTGGATGTACAGCTCGGCGAAGCGGGAGCCGCGGCGCAGCGTGACGTCGGCGGTGACCCGGCCGGGGCTGCGCGACCACAGCAGCCGCAGCACGATGATCTCCGGCTCGTTGCGCAGCAGGCTGACGGTCTTCGGGGCGCCGAGGCTGACGCCGCCGAGCTGCACGTCCCAGTTCTTCGTCTGCCACGCCCCGCCGGTGTAGGCGTCGATCGACAAGATCCCGGATGAGGCGATCGGCTGGACGCGCACCAGCCCGTTGTGCAGCGTCCAGCCGGTGACGGTCGTGCCGAACATGATGCCGGAGCGTTCGAAACCGTTGGTGTCGGTGAACCGGCAGCGCCCGTTCAGGTAGCTCCCGACCGGGCAGTCGTAGCGGGGGATGCACGGCGTGGGCAGCCCCAGATAGACGGTCATGGCGCCGTCGGAGCCGGTGCGGACCACGGTGCTCGGCGTGGATCCGGTCCCGGACCAGTAGGAGTCGTGGCCGATGGGCGGTGCGTGCCAGCGGGATCCGGTGGCCGAGAAGCTGTTGTTCCGTATGCCGCCGGTCAGCCGCGACTCGACATCGACTTCGGTGTCGGTCCCGGCCCGCGCCAGGCTCATAGTCCACGTCGCGGTGGCGGTCTCGCCGTTCCAGTTGATCGCATCGGCGTTCGCGGAGGCGACGCTGTAGTAGCCGTTCAGGTCGGTCTTGTCGGTGAACGTCACCGGCACGAATGCGCCGGTCAGGCCGAGGATGTCGGCGTGCTTGGCCTGGAGCGCGGCCAGGGAGGTGGTCGCGGCGGCGGGCAGCGATTCCTGGCCGGCCAGGGTGAGAGTGCGCGGGGCCTGCCCGGAGGATGCGGGCTGGCTGGCGGAGCTGGCGGGAGTCGCGGGGAACTCGACCAGCGCCACGCGGCCGACGGAGATCGTGCCGAAGCCGGTCATGTGTAGGCCTGCTCGACCTGGCGCAGGGCGTCGCGGATCTGCACGGCGGCCTTCCGGGAGGTGGCGCTCATGGCGTTGGGGTTGGTGAAGTCGTACATCGCGGACACGCTGACGTGGATGTCTCCATGGACGTGGATGCCGCCGCTGTTGCCCGCGCGGCCGCCGTCCGGGCCGAGCGCTGCGGCGCGGGTCCGGTCGTCCAGCGGGACAACCGCGGCGCCGGCGTTCATGTTGAGCAGTTCGGGGCCCTTGTCGCCGACGACGGCCCAGCCGGGGCGGACCGCGATACCGCCCTCGGCCAGGAGCTGGATCTTATCGATCGGCGGAATCGGCGGGACGCCCGCCCACGTCCAGGCATCGGAGGCGCCCGAGGTCATGGAGTTGATCCCGTCGATAAGGACGTTGATCCCCTTGATGACGCCGTTGACGGCCCACTTCAGGCCGGCGCCGAGCCAATCCCACAGGTGCGCACCGGTGGCAACGAACTTGCCCGGCAGGCCGGTCACCGTGTTGACCATCGTGTCGAGGATCCCCGACGCGACCGACCAGGCCTCGCGGATCGGCTCGATCACATAGGACTTCACCAGGTCCCAGGCCGCCTTTGTCCCGGCCTTGATGCCGTTCCAGATCGTGCCGATCATGGCCGCGCCGGCGGTGAAGCCCGACATCAGGTTCGACCACCAGCCCTCGACGAAGGTCAGGAACACCGAGAAGATCGACCTGATGTCGGCCCACAGCTCCTTGAGGAAGTCGCGGAACCCGGAGAAGTGGGTCCAGGCGTACACGATGCCCGCGGCCAGCCCGGCGATAGCCGCCACCACCAGGAAGATCGGGTTCGCGTCCATGATGAGGTTGAACGCGCCCTGAAGGATCGTCCACGCCTTCGTCGCCGTCTGCGCGATCAGGCTCTCGGCGGTGAACAGTTTTATCGCCCCCCGGTAGGCGTCCATGAGGGTCTTGCCCAGGCCCACGACCGTGTTGTACGCCCTGGTCGCCGCCACGGCGCCCAGGACGATGCCGATCAGCGGCGTCAGCACCGCGGTGTTGTTCGCGATGAACGTCGCCACGGACTTCAGGCCGTCGGACAGCGGGCCCATCACCGGCAGCAGGCCCTGCACCAGGGACGTCGCGATCTGCGCAACCGCCGGCGCGAGGGTGACCAGGGCCGGTCCCAGGGCGCCGGAGAAGGCACCCGCGAGCGTGCCGATCGGCCCCAGCAGCCCCGATACGATCCCCAGGAGCCCCGAGATCGACTGGCCCGCGCCACCGGCGTTCACGGTCAGCCCGGAGAAGAACGCCGGGATCCCGGAGGCCATCAGGTCGTGGAAACCCTGTCCGAGTCCGGCCACGATCGGGCCGGCCGCCGCAGCCGCCTGCACGATGCCGGAGAACATCTGCACGAACCCCGAGCCGAGCTGCTGCACCAGCCCGGTGCCCTCCTGGAGCACGGTGATCAGCGCGCCCCGGAACGCCGGGTCGCTGAACAGGCCGCCGAACTGCCTGGCCAGGCCGCCGATCACCGTGCCCATCTGGCCGACCGCGGTGTTGAACGGGCCCAGCATCGGCGCGATGTCCCGCAGCATCTGCGTGAACCCGGGCAGCATCGTCGTCTGCGCGGTGACCGACAGTTCGTGGAAGCCCGACTTCATCGAGATCAGCTGGTTCACCAGCTCCCGCCCGGCCGGCGCCAGCTTGGCCATGTCCGCAGCGAAGGCGTTCATCCCGCCGCCGGCCGATGCTGCTGCGGCCGCGGCCAGGGCCTGCTGCTTGTAGGTGTTCGACAGGTTCTCCTCGGCCTGGCGCACCGCGGCGATCGATTGCTGCGCCTGCTCGGCCGTCGAGCGCTGGACGTTGGCCTGGTTCCGCAGGGCGTTGGCGACGCCCTGCACGGCCTGCTCGTAGGAGTACTGGGCGTTCACCACCGACGGCAGCCCGTTCGCGCCCTCGGCGTTGGCCTTGGTCGCGGCCTCAGTGGCCTCCTTCGAACGCTGCGTCGCGTCCGTCACGGCCTGCTCGGCGTCCTTCAGCTGCTGCGCGGCCTGCTGCTTGGCCAGCAGGGGCGCCAGCGAGTTGGCCATGACCGCGGTGTAGTTCTGCTGCGCCGCCTGCGCGGCCAGCTGCGCATCCGTCACGCCGTTCGCCGCGTCGGCCGCGGAGTTGTTCACATCGGCGATCTGGTTCGCCGCATCCGCCTTGGCCTGCGCGAGGGCCTGCGCCGCCTGCGCAGCGGCGTGCTCGGCCGAGGCCACCTGCTGATCGGCGGAGATGATCGCGTTCGCCGACTGGATCGCCGCGTCCGCAGCCTGCCGCTTGGCGTCCGCGATGGCCTTCTCCGCCGAGGAGATCGCCAGGGCGTTGGAGAACGCCGTCTGCGCCTGCTGCGCCGCCGACTGGCCCGCGCCAGCGCTCGCCGCCGAGTAGTCGTGCAGGGTCTTGATGACACCGGAGAAGCCCAAGCCCAGCGTCCCGACCGCCGACCCCGCGCCGGCAAGTAGCGCCGGCAGCGCGGCCAGCACCGGAGCGAGTGCAGACCCGGCCGCGACCGCCGTCCACATCATGCCCGACAGGCCCATGAAACCCTGGCCGCCGGACGACGCGCCGCTGCCGGCGCTGCCGGCCTTGTTGCCGGTATCGGCCAGGGCGCTCCCGGCATTCTCGGCCGCCGGTTCCAGATCCGCCATCGCGGCCCGCAGCGACCGTGACCCGGACTCCATCGAGGAGAACGACTGGCGAAGGCTCGACGCCGCGTCGTCGCCGGCCTTGTCCGCCTCGGCCATCGCCGAGCGGAACTGGGTCTCGAAGTCCTCCGTCTCGGCCTCGACCGGTACCTTCACCGGCTCCGGCTTGACGGCCTTGGTCTTGCGGCTGACCTTCTCCTGCAGACCGGTGTCGTCCGGCTCCAGGGGAATCTTGACCGCTTCCTCGCCAGCGCGAGCGCCGGCCGTGGCCGCCTCGATCTCGGCGCGCAGATGCCCCGGGTCGATCTCCAGCTTCAGCTTCGTCTGCGCGGACGCCGCCTCGGCCTCGGCCCGGACCTTCTCCCGGAACCCCTCGTCGTTGATCTCCAGGTGCACCGGGGCCGACACGCCGGCAGTCGCGGCCTCGACCTTCGCTCGGACGTCCTCGGCCAGCCCGGAGTCGTCCGCGACGAGCTCGACGTAGGCCGAACCGACCTTCAAGTCCTCAGCCACCGGACGTCCCGTGCGAGAAGAGGTCGCCGATGTCGGACATGCCGATCTCGGCGGCCGTGGCCCCGATCACCCGCGCGCCGGGGGCCGCAGGGAGTGCGTACTGCTGTTGCGGCATGTGGCCCTGTCCTCCCGTCGGCTCCGGTCGTTCTTGCTGTCGCTGTGCGTTCATCCGTGCGGCCACCGCCCCCGCGTAGGCCTCCAAGCGCGGCGCCAGGAGCAGGAACTGCGCGGCGGGCATCGACCACATGTCGTCGACCCGGTGCCATGCCGACAGGTCCGAGGCGATGTCCCCGAGGTGGTCAAGGACCCACCCGTAGGCTTCTAGATGGTCCGCAGCCCACCTTTTGGGCCCCTGGTTGCGGCCCCTTCCACGGCCTCACGCAGCGCCGCGAAGATCCGCTCCAGATCGCCGGGGGTGAGGGCGTCGTAGTTCATCAGCGCCATGAAGCCGTCGGGGCCGACGAGCTCTTCGAGTAGGAACGCGTTCGCCTGTGCCTCGCCCTCGTGGCGCACCATCCACAGGAACTTCAGCTCGACGGACGCGCGCGGATTGATCGGGGCGTAGTACCGGGTGTCGCCGATCGCGAAGATCGGGAACATGTCGGGCGGTGCCACCTCGCGGTCCGGATCCAGGACGACCGAGGCCCGAGCCTCGACATCCTCCGGAACCGACGCTGAGGGCACCGCTGCTGTCGCCGTGCGGCGCGGAGCCGCAGCGGCCTTCTTCTTCGCCGGGGGCTTGCGGGTCCCCGCCGTGGTTGCTGCCATGTCGTGCCTTCCCGAGACCCGGGCGCGTCTGCGTCTGCATCCGCGCCCGGCGTTGTAGACGGAGCGGATCAGGAGGTCTGGTCGATCCAGCGATAAGGAGTGATCGAGCTGGAGACGTAGTGCGCGTTCCAGGTGACGGCGAGGACGTTCTGCTTGTCCTTGGCGTACAGGAAGTCGGTCTTCGCGGTGGACAGGCATTTGCGAACGACCGCGCGCCTGTTGAACGCGCCGCCCGGTGCCAAGCCGTCCACGATCAGCGCGATGTAGTTCGGCTGCGTCGCGGAGTTCGTGATCAGCGGGTCGTAGGAGGCATAGCCCGCGCCGGAGGCCTGCGTGCCGCCGTTGAGGATCAGCACCAGGTTCGCCAGCGTGGGCTCAGCCAGCGACGTCGTGACCGTCATCTCCCGCTTGGTCAGCCGGCGGCCGACCGAGTCGACGATCTGGTCCACGTCGAGCTCGGAGTAGGTCTGGTTCACCTCGACGGTCAGGCCGCCCATGGTGCCGCCGGCGTCGGTCCACGCCGACGCGGCCGGGGCCGTGTTCACCGCAGAGTCGGCGGGCTCGGTCGCGCCGAAGGCGCCGGTGTACAGCTTTCCCGGCCCTTGAACCAAGTTCGTGGTGGTGACGCTCATGCTGTGTTCTCCTGGTTGTCGGGACCGGCCGGCGGGACGGGAACTACGGGCGTTGCGGCGACGGCGACAGGTGCCTGAGGCTCGACCACGAGCAGTCCCAGCCGCGACAGGTCGGTGTACTCGGCGGCGTCGACCTCGATCGGGATGCCGGGCCGCATCGTGGTGCGCACGATCATCGGAAGTCCTCCTTCGCCAGGGGGAACCGCACGGCCGCCATCTGCGGGTGCCGCGACCATGGCATCGTCTGCTCGGCCGGGACGTGCGCCGGGACCTCGACGACGCGCTGGTCGACGAGCAGCCACTCCAACTCGGCCCGGTCCGGATGGACGAGGATCCGGCCGCCCAGAGACAGCAGCTCGCCCGAGGACGGTCCGACGACGGCGTAGCGCTTCACGGGACGGTCACCTCCGTCCAGTGCATCGCCAGGTTGATCAGGTACCGGCCGTAGTCGGCCTCGTCGCCGTACACCCGCCGCGGCTCGGTCAAGAGGTACGCCGACTTCACCCGGGCCTGGGCGTAGCCGGCGCGCAGCGTCAGCGCACCCTGGAAGTTGGACTCCTCCAGGCACGCCCAGCGGATCGCCTCGGCCAGGGCGTTGGCCTTGGCGTACGGCGGCAGGTCCGATCCGGACTGCGCGGCCCAGCAGTCAATCTGGATGACCGGGGAGGCCAGCGGCACGTACATCTCCGGCGTGCCGCCGACGCCGGAGGTGGCCTGCACGAATCCGGTCGACGCCCACCCGATCGTGCCGTCCGCATCGGGCCGCGGCAGGATCGACCCGACCATCGCCGGGGAGAAGCCGGGCAGCGAGCCGAGCCAGGCGACCGCGACGAGGTCGGTGGTGGCGTGCTGGAGAGTCGTCACGTCTTGCCACCGCCAGTCGCACGGCGCCGTGAGGCACGGGGGGCTGGGGGCTGCACGGCTGCATCCGGCGCCATGTCCATCAGCTCCGGGCCGCGCTCGCCGCCCACCTCGACCGCGGACACAGGAAGGCCCACGGCCGCGATGAGCGTGGCGAGCTGCTTGCTCTGCTCGGCGTGCTGCATACGCAGCGCCGCGAACTCCGCCGTGAGGGTCGCGAGCATCTCCTGGGAGGCGCAGTCCGCCTCGTAGTCGTGCTGCGCCAGCTCGGAGGACACCTGGTCAGATCGCTTGGCCGCGATCAGCAGGATCGCCCCCTGAAGCGCCGCGACGCACGACAGGACCAGGTTCAGCAGGATGAACGGGTACCGGTCGAACGCGCCCCCGTGCGCCGCCAGGAGCGCGTTCGCGGTCATCCAGACGGCCAGGAACGCCAGGGACCCGAACACGAAGGCCCAGGATCCGAGTCCGTTCCGCATCCGGTCCGCGGCCCGCTCGCCGCGCGTCAGCTCCTGCCCGGAGCGGACCTTCGGGTGGAAGTGCCAGCCGGTCATGAGCGCCTCCGCCACAGGCTGGGTCGCAGATAGGGCTGAGGCGCCATGTGCCGGGTGCCTTCCTCGACGTAGCCGGCGTAGGTGTAGTCGAGGTCGCCGCCGTTGCGGTCCTCGGCTTTGGCGTCGGCGTGGATCTGCACGGCCATGCCGTCTTCGCGCATCACCACGTGGATCGAGCCCTTGAGCTTCCCGGTGTCGACCGGGCACGCGGCGCGGGCGTCGTCGGCGATCGCAGGGCCGAGACGGTTCTCCAGCAGGTCCCTGATCGCAGGCCGCAGCTGCGCCGTCCAGCCCGCGACCATCTCCACGCGCGCCATCAGGTGGCCCTGCGCAGTTCGAGCGACTGGTCGGAGGTGATGCCGGGCAGCGCCTGCTGGCTGACGGAGACGATCACGTAGATCTGGCCGGTGCGCTCGTCCTTGAGCCGGTCGTGGTCGGTGACATCGACGTTCGAGCCGATGAGGCCGTCGTAAACGCGGGTGATGCGCGGCGTCGGGTTGCCGGGCGTGGTGACCTTCGTCTGTGGCTGCTCGACGATCGAGGCCGGAATCCCGCTGGCGATCACGGTCATGGTGGCCGTGGCGTCGCCGTAGACGGGATCGATGGACGTGCCGCGCAGAACGGACACAGTGCACGTGGCGACGGCATACACCTAGATCGGACCCCACATCTCATATGCGTCGTTACCGGCGCTATCGGGGTCGGAGCTGATCGGAGTCAGACCGTCTGTGAACGGCGACCTGATGTGAAGCGACCGCGACCGCAGCCACGAACAGCGCTTCAGGGCCTTCGCGGCCAGCGGCGCCAGGCGCAGCGAGTCATCCTTCAGCTGCACGGGCCGCGAGCCCATGGTGATGGTCGCGAAGTCCAGGCGGGAGAACATGTCCGGCTGGTCGAGCATCCACCGGGCCTGGTAGACGACCGCGAGCTTCAGCCAGTACACGTCCCGGGCGCCGATCCGCGGCAGCGCATCGTAAGTGCGGGCCGAGAACATGTCGATGATCGCCTGGGCCTGCGTCACCTGGGCGTCCGTCACCGTCGTGCCGGTGAGTGCGGCGACGTCGGCGGCCTGGGCCCAGGATGCGGTGGCCATGTCAGCTCTTCTTGCTCTTCAGGCCGGTGACGTTGATCGACGGGTACTTCTTCGCGACGGCCTTCTGGACCGCCGCCTTCTGCGCCGGCGTGCCGTTCTGCGCCACCCGAGAAAGGGCATTTCGGGCATGAGCGGCGTCGTCGATGCGGTACTGCTTGCCGGGCAGCGCGAAGCTGGAGTCCGACATCTTCGCCCGGCCGCCCTTCGTGTTCCGCTTCGCGTTGGCCGCCGCGGGAAGCTTCGACGCCCTCGACTTCGAACCGCCGCCACCCCTGGATGCCTTGGCCGCCATCCCTCAGCCCTCCTTGCGCGCGGCCGCGGCGGCCAGTGCGACGTCGTTCGGCGTGAGCGTCGAGGCCGCATCGGTGTCGACGACCGCCGGAACGACGTCGACCTCATACGTCAGGGCTGTGCGCTGCGACCGGGGCTCGTCGTGCTCGACAGCGTCAACCAGGTGCACATCGCCCTTGGGGTGCAGGCCGCGGCGGATCGCGTCGCCCAGCACCTCGGCCGCGTTCGCCAAATGCGCCGGGTGGTCGTGGCGTCCGAAGCCGAGGCCGCCGAGGTGGAACACCTTGCGGAACCGGCCCGGCTCGTCGCTCGGGTCGGCGGTGCGGTGGTCGATCTCGCCCTGGACGTCGCCGTCGAGAGCCGGGTGCTGCACGCGTGCGCTCTCGACCGGGAGCTGCGGCAGCTCCGGTGAGGTGTCGATGTCGTCGATGGTGCTGGTGGCCTTGGCCATGGGGTCTCCGTAGTGGTCCGCGGGTGACGGGCGCGCAGGCTCGGGATCCTGGGCGCCCGTCGTGACCGGCGCTCGGGTGCCGGTCAGCTACCGGAGTTGTCCTCCAAGATCGCGACCGATTGCTCGACGCCGAGGGCGAAACCGCGGCGGGCGCGCATCTTGAGGATCGACTCGTCGGTCAGGGCCGAGAGGCCGTTGCGGCCGTCGATGTACACCGACTCCGGGCCGGAGCGGATGCCCAGCAGCAGGTAGCTCGGGACAGTGAGCATCGCCAGCGGGTTGCCGGTCGGCTTGGCCGTCGGCGCCGCCGACGTCTTCGCGCCCAGGGACCACTTCACCGGGTAGCCCATGATGTAGTCCGGGACGTTCTGCGCGCCGCCCGCGGTGCCGTTGGACGACTCGTTGAAGATCGGACGGCCGTTGCCGTCCTTGATGCCGCGCAGCTTCTTCTTGAAGTTCGGGTGGCAGATCCACAGGGCGCTGGCCTCGTCCCAGTAGTCGCCGGACTCGACGTTGCCGGCCACCGTGGACAGCAGGTCGTAGGTGGTGCCGCCGGTACCGGTCTGGGTGAGGTTGGTGTTGGCGGTGTAGCCGGTGTTCGAGTCGGTCTGCGTCAGCGCGTAGTACACCGAGTCGAAGGCGCAGCCCGAAGTGGCCTTCGCGGCGGTGACGGCCAGACAGGCGTTGTCCAGGCCCTTGGCGTAGGCGGTGCCCCAGTCCGTCATCTTCGTGGCGAGGATGTCGGCCAGGGAGTCGTCGATGTCCTCCTCGGCGACGCGGATGGCCTTGCCGAACTTCTGGACCGCCAGCACGACCTCGTCGTTGACGGTGACGTCCTCGCCGTAGGTACCGCCCTTGGCGATGATGTCGACGCCGACGCCGCCGGACCGCGGCGTGGACCGGGTCTGGGTCTTCATCGGGATCCGCTGGGCGAAGGACTCGACCGCGGAGATCTGCATGACCTTCTGGATGACGTCGGACCCGAAATCCTCCGGGATCCAGTGGTCGAAGTTGTCGCGGGCGCCACCGGCCGCCAGGAGGATCGGCGAGCCGTCGCGGCGGAAGCCGATGACGTCGCCCGGGTCGTGGTCCGGGACGCGGGGATCGAACAGGGTGCGGTTGCGGAGAGGGGACACGCCGGGTGCCTTGTCTGTGATGGGTGGGCTGGGTGTCACCTGCGCCCCATCACGGGCACGCGGGCCGATGAACTAGACCGGTCACCGGTTTCGTGCATCCGCGGCGCCTCACGCGCATCGCGGACTTTGATCGGAAGATACGCCGCGCGGCTGGCGTTAGTCAGTCCGCGCGGCGTCCGGGCTCAGCTTCGATTGCCCAGGGCCGCGGCAGCATGCTGCTCCGCGGCGGACTTCGGCTTCGGCTGCTCGTTCTTACGCCCGGCGGCGTCGATCCGTGGGGCGCGGACCTTCTGCACGGGCGGCTCCGGCTCGGGCTTGGCGAACAGCGCCGGGATCGCGTCCTTGATCTGGTCGATCTGATCCTCCAGGCCGGACACGCCGTCCTCGTCGACGTCCACGTCCGCCATGTCGATCATCTTCAGGAGCTTCTTCAGGGTGGCTGTGCCGGTGTCCGGGCTCAGGCCCGCAGCGAACAGCGCGGCTCTGGCAGCCTCGTTGACGACCATCGGCTTGAAGCGGCTCTCGGCGGCGGCGACCGCGTCCTCGACGGCCTTCGCTGCGGCCTCGTCGCCTGCGGCCGACGGCGCGGTGCCCTTCTGCGCGGCCCGCAGCTGGGCGGTGAGGTCGCGGACCTTCCCGCGGGCCTCCTTGGCCGCCGTGCGCTCCTTCTCCAGCGCACCCAGGGCCCGGTCCAGATCGGCCTGGGTGACGACCTTCGCCGCGGGCTTCGGCTTCTCCTCTTCGAGGTCATCCGGCTCCTCGTCGTCCTCGTCGGCAGCGCGCCCAGCGGGGACGCCGTCGCCTTCGAGGTCGATGCCGGTGTCGCCGTCGTCATCATCCGACGCCCCGCCGGCGAACAGGTGGATGGGGCTTCCGTCGTTGCGGTGGCCGATGACCGTCCACGGCCTGGTGGTCCCGAGCGCCATGCGCGTGCCTTTCTCTTCTTGGTGGTATTCAGGGCTTGGTCTTGGCCGCGGGCCTGCTGTAGTGCGGCACAGTGCGGGTGGGGAACCGTCCGGCGGTCACGGCGCGGCGGCTGTAGGCCTTCACCGATGCGGGCGCAGCCGGGTTGCGGGCCAGCGCCTTGCGGGCGGCGCGGATCCGTTCGGCGCCGGATTCGGACGGCAGCGACCAGCCCTTGAGGATCGAGCGCTGCGCTTCGCGCTGGAGCGCCTCGGGCAGCGACGGGCCGGTCGCGCCCGGTGCGACGCCCAGCCACACCACGCACTCACACCGGCACGAAGGATGAGCCGGCGGATGTTCGACAGGACCCGCGGGCCACAGGTGCGGCTTGTCGGTGAAGATGGAGGCAAACGCGATGTCGAATGGCTGTCCGGCCGCTGCGATGCGCCCGGCGAACCCTTGGCAGGTGACGCACGCATCCGGCTCGGCCAGCCAAAGCATGTCGGCGCCCAGTGCTTCGGCGACGGCGGCGCGGCCCGCGTTCGCACCGCCCTGGATCGCGGTAGTGGTGTCGCGCTCGGCGGCGGCGGTGGCCCGCCGGGCTTTGCCCAGAGCGGCATCGACGTCGGCGAAACTGCCCGTTCCAGCCTGCCCTAGGGCGTTCTCGGCGCTGCCGAGCTGGTCCCGCACGGCTTGTTCGAGACCCGCGGCAATGCGGGCCGTCGCATCGTCAACAACAGGCGCGACATCGTCAACTGTCAGAGCGGCGCCGGTCGCGCGGATGGCCTGGCCGGCGCCGAGGTTCAGGGCGCGGTCGGTGTAGCCGCCGAGCGCGATGGCCGAGGAGGTGTCGATGCGGGCGAGGCGCCCGCGCAGGTCCGTGACGATCGCCGCAGCGCGGATCGGGTCACCGGGCGCGGTTGTACTGCCGAAGGTGCCGATCCAGGCCTTCACGGCGGCACGCTGCACGGCCACCAGCTGCAGGCGCAGCGGCCAGGTGACGGCTTTGACGGCGGCGCGTTCGAGGATCAGGAGCTCGGCGGCACGCAGCGCCTGCTGTGCCAGAGCGGCCTGTATCGCTGCGGACTGCGGCGCCGGTGCGGTATCAGCGGTCTGTACGGTCATTGGCGCCGCCCTCGGCGGCCGGGGCGCCCGGCGGCTGCGCCCAGTACGGGCCGTCCTGAGGCGTCGGCATTCCGGCTGGAAGCGCGGCCTGAGGCGGAATCGTCGGCAGCGGCGCAGGCTCCGGCGGCAACGCGGGCGGTCCCATGATGTCGCCGAGCAGCGCAACGATGAGGCGCTGAATCTGCTGGTCGTCAATGACTCCGGCGGCAACGGCAGGCGCGAGAGAGCCAAGGGCGGTTCCGATCTTCACGAGGATGCCGGTGCCGAGCTGGAGGTCATCGCCGTCACCGAACCACTCGTCGACCTGGTCCTGGGTGTAGCCGGCCTCCATGAACGCCTGCTTGTCGGGCAGCCCGGCGTTGAGTTTGGCCAGCAGTGTCTCCCAGCCGGCCTGGTCGTCGATGGCGCCGGCGGACTTCCAGCGGACGGTGACCTCGGCGTCATCGATGTCCAGCACCTTCAGCGCGAATACGACCATCTCGCACCAGGTGTCGCCGTAGGACTCCTGCCGGTCCTCGATCTTCTTCGTGAACGGCTCGTTCGCGGCCCGCCGGGACTCCCCGGATTCCACCGCGCCGGTCGGGTCCAGCCTCGACAGCGGCGTGTCCGTGATCAGCGCGCCGAAGCGCAGGTACAGCGTCATCGGGTCGGTGAACGTCGCGGGGTCGGCCGGGTCGAACTGGCCGACGCCCTTCACGCCCTGAAGCCACCACACCGACCCGGGGTCGGCGGACAGCTGCGACTGCGGGTCGCCGACGCGGGAGGTGGCCCCGGTGTCCAGGGCGTACTGGAACAGGTCCTCGTCCCCGGCGGCGAGCTCGGAGGAGTCGGCGGTGCCATCGGCAAGGGCGTAGCGCTGCGGGAAAGCCTGGTAGTCCACGCCGGCCATGTGGGACAGGACCAGCTTGCGCAGCGAGTCCTGGGTGCCGTAGAAGCCCTCGTGCTCGGGGCAGCCGTAGGGGTCGTCGTTGCGGAAGTGGAAGACGGGGATCTCGCCGAACGGGTTCGGGCGCGGCCAGCCGGGGCCCGCGTCGACATCCTGCGGATCGACGTCGTCGGCGGTGTCGTAGAACGGCACCATGTCCTCGGCTTTGGGGTGCAGCACCCCGGCCTTGGAAACGTACTTCTCGATCCGGTCCGGGTAGTACAGGTCGACGCGGACCTTCTTCTGCGCGGCCAGCACCCACTGCTTGATGGCGAACGCCTTCACCTGCGGGTTCTCGGCGTCGTAGAAGAGCCGCACCGACATCGGGCTGTTGTAGAACACATCGACGTTCTTGATGCCGACGCCGTCCCAGTCGGTGTCCGCCGAGGGCCACACGATCACGTAGGCGTCGCCGTACTCGCTGGCCCTGCGCATGATCTGCTTGGACTGGCGGGCCAGCTTGTTGTCCTTCCACAGGTCGTCGATCAGGGCTTTCGCGCCGGGCGTGGTGGAGTCGACGGAGGCGATCTCCAGGCGTTCGGCGACGGCCTGCACGGCCTTCTTCGCGAAGTTGAACTTGAACGCCGTCCCGGTCCTGGCCATGGCGCGACGCAGCCGGACCGTCGCGAACACCTCGGCGCGGGTGCCGTCGTAGTACTCCTCGGCGGCCTGATACGCGCCCATGGCCTGCGCAAGCTCGCCCATGGCCAGCTCCAGGTCGGAGCCGGGCGCCTGCGACGGAGGCGGGGCGGCGCCGTCGCCGTAGGAGATGGAGGCGACGGACGCGTTCGAGGTGGCCACCTTGCTCCTGACGACGTGTAGATCATCCCTGCGGCCACGGTATTCACGGTGTCCACATCAGAAGGTGTCGTCGTCGTCCTCGTGGCCGTAGAGCGGGTCGACCGTCGCGCCGCCGGAGCGCTTCTTCCTCTTCAGGAACACATCCACGCCGGTGCCGATGGCATCGACGAGGTCGTCGTTGGTGCCCTTGGGGAACGCAACGAGCTGCTCCAAGGCGGCAGGGAGCAGCGTCTCGTGCACGACCTGCGGCAGCATCGACAGGCCGGCCGGGACGGCTGGGTCCTGGCCCGACTTCAGCCGGACCGGCCGCTGCTGGTAGTAACCGAGCAGCCGTGCGGCCCGAACTTCCTTCGCCTCGGACTGGGAGACGGTCTTGATCGGTACGGGCAGGTTCGTCAGGACGCTGCCCTTCCAGACATCGCCACCCTGGTTCACCTCGACGACGACGCCGCGGATGGTCGGGAACTCGGTGAGGATCTCCATCACCTTCTTGCGCAGCGGCTCTCCGGGCGCGACCTTGACGGCGACGGCGTAGCGGACGACGCAGCGCCGGTAGGCCGCGGAATAGCCGATGACGGCCAGGGCGGTGTAGTCCGACTTCTTCTTGGAGGTGACGGCCGGATCGATGGATAGCAGCTCGTGTGTAAGCGCGGGCAGCTCGGCGCGAACGATGTCGTCGGCGTTCCAGTAGTCGCCGTCGCGCCCCATCGGGTCGTTGTCGTAGTTGAGCTTGTACGAGCGGGTGTGCTCAATCGCCTTCAGGAACTGAAGCGGCCACTTCGACGGCCACATACTGCGGCGATCGCCGGTCTCCTCGTCGGTGACGATCGCCCGGTAGTAGTGGACGCGGATCTGCTCGTCGCCGACCCACGCCGCGGGCTCCTCGCCGGGCCTGGTAACGGTCTTCACGAGGTCGTGGATGATCGAGCCGGGCATGGTGACGGTGCCGGCGATGACGACGCGGGCGCGGATGTTCAGCGGGAGGATCGCGTTGGTGACCGTGGCGAGGCGCTTGTCCTTCTGGAAGTCGGAGTAGTTGCTCTCGTCGGGTTCGATGTCGTCCAGGATCAGCAGGTCGGGGCGCCGCTTGCCGACCTTCATGCCGAGGGTCTTGGCGTCCACGCCCTTGGCGCCGAACACGAACCCGGACTTGGTCACCAACAGAGCCTTGGTGTCCGATTCGTTGGCACCGGACGGCCGGCGGCCTGCGATACACAGGTCGGGGAAGTCGGTACGCAACACCTCGTTGCCGTCCAGCTCCCGCTTGAACGTCAGCAGGTGTAGCTCGGCCTGTGTGCCGGAGTCGGCGAACGCGGCGATGAACTTCTTGTGCCCGTGCGCTGCTGCCCACAGCGGCAGGATCAAGAACAACCAGGTGGTCTTGCCGGATTCGCGGGGGCAGACGTAGGCATCGCGATCGGCGCGGGGGCGCCGAGTTGGGAGCGCCCACCTCTTGGCGGCCGCGGCCAGCTCGACGTGGAACTCGGACAGGGTGATCTGCGCGTCCTCGAAGTCGTCCTTGAGGTGGTGCGGCAGATACAGCAGCGCAAACAGCAGCGGGTCGAACTTGGTGAGCTGCCGGCGGCACTCGGACACCGCCAGCGACGCCGGGTCGAGATCGGCCAGGTACGCGTCGAGGTCGAACGCGGCTTGCGTGGGCTCAGCGGTGGCTGTGCTCACCCATCGGCCTGCGCCTTCAGTTCCTCCTCGGCCGCGGCGGCCTTCGCCTTTGCCGCGTTGACCATGTCGATGAGTTCGAGGTCCTGCTGCGTGGTCTCGGTGACGGTGGCGTCGACCTTCATCGCGGCGTCCAGGCCGAGCAGGCGGGCGCGCCGTTCCTGGATCTTCAGGAGTCTGTCGATCGCGGCGAGCGCGGGTCCGGAGTCCTGAAGCGGGATCTTCTCGCCGTGTTCGTCGGTCCGGTGGACGACGCGGCCGTCGGAGATGACGTAGTGCTCGCGCTCGAGGATGGCCAGGACGAGCAGTTGCATGCGGTCCAGGCGCTCGATCTCCAGCTCGCGGACTTTCGCGCGCAGCGGGTCGAGGGTTTCGGTGATCTCGCAGTCGATGCGGCGCCAGACGGTCGTGAGGGACAGGCCTGTGGCGGCGGCGATGGCGCGCAGGGGCATTCCGCGCAGCCGCATCTCATAGCAGGTGCGCTGCTCCTCGGCGAAGTGCGCGTTGGTGTAGCGAGGTGGCGCCCATGTCTGGATCTGGGTCATGCGTTCCACAACCTAAGTTCCCTGGCCACAGTCCCGATCTTGTGGCGTTGACCTCAGTATCGCGACGGGTTCAACGCCCGCTGCCGGAGATGCCCTTGACGCCGAGCACGCGGTCGGCGTGCTTCTGCCCCGTGCTCTTCGGCGGCCGGATCGGCTCCTGGGTGCCGTCGTCGTTCAGGAGGCTGAACACGGCGTCGTGCTGCTTGGCCAGGGGTGTCAGCGCGCTCATTTGCCGTCCTTGGGCAGTGCGATGAGCCACATGTCCCAGCCTCCGCGGCTGTTCTTGGCGACTTTGGCGATGGCCATGGGCTGGCCGCGGTCCAAGAGTACTTCGCGCTCGGTGGGGTTGCGGGACAGCCCGGCGGCCAGGATCGCGGGTGTGCCCTTGGGGACGGCGATGTGCATGGTGACGCCACCGAGGCCGCCGCCGTAGGGGTCCCCGAGGGCGGTGGAGGCGAAGGCCTTGTCGGTGATGGTGCGGCCGGTGAGGTTCTGGACGTGGCCGAGGGTGGCGTTGGTGAGGCCGAACGCTTCGGGCTGGACGTGGCGGGTGACGACGAGGTCTTCGGAAAGTGGCCGCATGGCGGCGTCGATGCGGGCGACTTCGGGGTCGGCGTGGTCGCCGGCGCGCAGGTGCTTGTTGGTGTCGAAGAAGGTGTCGCCGGTGTAGCGGTTGACGGCGTCGCGCTGGGCCGCGGGGAGTTTGGTGGTGTTGGCGCGCAGGTAGGCGGTGGCTTCGGTGTTGTTGGCGAAGCGGCGGGGATGGAAGTCGGCCAGGGCTGCGTTGCCGGCGGCTTTCTCGGCGCCGGTGGTTTTCTTGCCGGCGGATCCGGCGCTGAAGCGGCCGCGTTCGTCGCGGGCGTGGAGGGATTCGTCCCAGCTGGCCATGTGCTTCTCCCGGTGCGGCCGTGGTCGGGCGGCCCGGGTTCTACTGTCTTCACCGGTTCAACTGCGGCTGCGGGCTTGATCCCCTGGGGACACTGGCGGCGTCAGGTCAGTCGGCAGACAGGGGCGTGTCGTGATCGGTTTCGACTACACCGACCGCATCGACCCGGCCGCGCTGAAGGCGGCCGGCTGCTCGGTTGTCTTCCGCTACCTCTCGCAGCCCGGCTGGCCCAAAAACCTCGAGCTGGCAGAGTCTCGAGAGTTGCTGGCCGCCGGGATCCCGATCGTCCTGAACTACGAGACGACTGCGACGTTCATGCGCGGCGGCTACGCGGCGGGCATCGCCGCGGCGCGGTCGGCCCGTGCGCAGGCGAATGCGCTGGGCGCTCCGGCTGCGGCCCGCATCTACTACTCGGCCGACTTCGACATGACGGCGGCGGAGACCTCGATCGTGATGGCGTTCTTGCGCGGTGCGGCGTCGGTGGACGGCGCGGCCGAAGTCGACGCCTACGGGGGTCTGCGGCTGGCGCGGGCTGCCGAGGCGGCCGGGATGCGCCCGTGGCAGACGGTCGCCTGGTCCGGCGGTGTGTGGGATCCGCAGGACGTGGCCCGGCAGACCGGCGAGCAGCGCACTGTCGGCGGCGTCCAGGTGGACGTGAACGAGATCATCGACTTGGCCGCGCTCGGAGCGTGGGGCGGCCCGACCACAGGAGACATCGTGACGCCCGAGGATATTCAGGCCATCGCCGCAGCGGTGTATGCCTACGGCAAGGAGGACGTGAACCTGCCCACCGGCGTGATGCACAACGTGCCGCTGGGGAACCTCGCCCACGGCGCGTGGGTCTCCGTCAACGACCCGAACGGCCCGGTCATCTCCCGCCTGAGCGCCCTGGAGGCCCAGGTGAAGGCGCTGGCCGTGCCGGCGGTCGACGTGAAGGCGCTCTCGGCTGCGCTCGCCCCGTTGCTCCAGGCTGGCGCGAGCGCGGACCAGATCGCGACCGCGGTCGTCGGCCATCTGGCCGTGACCCTGGCGAAGGGCTGACGGCCGTGGGCGTGCTGATGGGGCGGCTCGGCGCCGAGCTGCGGCATGTCGAGGCGGACGTGGCGGCGCAGATTCGCCGGGCGCATCTGGCCAAGCAGCTGGGCCGGCTGGCGGCCGGGGTCGTGGGGTCGGTGGTGTTGTCGCTGATGCATGGCGGCCTGGGGCGGTTGGATTCGGAGACTCTGCTGCCGTTGGCGGCCGCGGCGCTGTGGACGCAGTTGGCGAATCTGTGGCCGCAGGTGCCATGGGATCTGCTGCGGGTGCGGCTGGGACTGCCGACGATCCCGCCGGGTGGCGCCTCCGAGGCGCGGTGGCATCCGGGCGTTCCCGCCGGTGCTCCGATGCAGGGCGTTGAGGGCATCGTCGGCCAGACGGCCACCGTCAGCAACCCGTCGGTGCCGGGTCGACCGGACGGCGTCCAGATCAAGCCGGAAGGTTAGCCGCACTGCTGACCGAGCCCCCGGCCCGTACCCCGCTGGAGGCATCCCGTGGCCGCTGAGGACCCGCTGACCCCGGGCGAGATCCGCCGGGCCATTGACCGTTTGGAGCAGGCGGATCGGACGCTGGGCGACCGCATAACCCAGGTGGCCTCGGACATGCTGCCGGTGAAGCTGTGGGACGCCGAGCACCGCGCACTCAGCAAGGAGCTTGACCAGCACAAGAAGGACGCCGATGAGGACCGGAAGCGGATCGAGCGCGAGATCGGCCAGGTCAAGAAGGAGGTCAAGGAAGTCCGCGAGGAGCCGGACAAGCGATCCGAGATCACCTGGACCAAGGTCATTGGCCTGATCACCGCACTGGCCACGCTGGCCGCTGTAATCGTCGGCGTGGTGGGCCTGACGAGAGGGATCAAGTAATGGCCATCGCATGGGCGAAGGCGCAGCGTCACTGGTGGACGGCGGTGCTGGGGCTGCTGACGGCCGGGTTCCTCGCGGTGCTGATCTTTATGATGGTGGAGTTGTCGGCGGCGTCGGACCAGCTGGACGGGCTGCGCTCCCAGCAGGCGGCGCAGTCGCGAGTGGTCGGGAGCTTGTCCTCGGGCCTGTCCACTGCGGAGTCGCAGCTGTCCGAGCACGGCATCAAGCCGCTGCCGCCGCCTCCGCAGCAGATCATCGAACAGGGCCAGGCCGGTCCGCCGGGCGCTCAGGGCGCTGTCGGTCCCGCCGGTCTGCCCGGTCCGCCCGGCCCTTCGGGGGCGTCGGGCGTGCCGGGCCCCAGCGGGCCGTCAGGTCCCGCCGGTCCGAGCGGCGCGCAGGGTGCTACCGGGGCGTCCGGTGCCCCGGGAGCCGACGGTGCGACCGGGGCGCCTGGGCCTCCCGGCCCGTCGGGTGCACCTGGCGCGGCCGGGAGCCCCGGGCCGGCCTGCCCGACCGGCTATACGCTCGCGCCGGAGACGATCCACGGGAACAACGCGCTGGTGTGCGAACAGGTGCCGAGCCCGTCATCGTCGCCGCCCGGCTCGATACCCGCACCGTCCCCGGCGGCCGTCCGTAACACGGCCCACGCTGGCCGCGCCAGCGCCCCAGTGTTGAGAACTGAAAGCTCAACATCGCCGTCCCCGCCGCCTGCGCACCGGTCCGGGCTGGTGCTGATGCTGCTGAGCCTGTTGAAGCTGCCGCGGGAGCAGCGCGTGTAGTCTGGCGTCGCGGCTCCTATGAAGCGAGCGGCCCCGTCCCTATCGGCAGGACGGGGCCGCTTGTGCATCCGGGCTCAACTTCGGGTGCGTGACCGCTCGGTGTCGTAGGGGTCCGCGGCGAGGGATGCCGGCAGCGGCGCCATGCGGTAGGCGTCGTGCGACGCAGACACGGTACGACGGCCACGGAAGACGGCGACGGCCCGGCCGACGAGGTTGCGCCGGTAGGCCCAGCGGCAGCCGTAGCACGCCCAGAGCGCCGCCCAGGCCGTGACTTCCAGGGCCCACAGTTCGAGCAGGAGCAGCCACGCGGACAACATCAGCATGCCGACGAAGGCGCCTGCGACGGGGTGGTGGCGATGGTGGTGCGCGCGTCGGGAGTGTCCGCGGGCGCCCGGGATGTTCGGCACCGGCGGAAGGGTGTGCATCCAGGCGTCGAGGCTGGCGTGGCGCTGTGTCATGGGCTTGTCCTGTGGGCGTAGCGGTGTTCGGATGTCAGCTGAGCTGCCATTGCGCGACCGGGCCGCTTCCGGCGTCCAGGACGATCTGGACGCTGGCGGGTTTCGCGCTGTTCGCGATCTCGAAGGTGATGACGCCTTCGGTCGTGCCGCCCGGCTCGATGACGACGTGCGAGGTGAACATCTGGCCGCTGGCGGTACTGGCCAGGATCGGCCCGTAGTGCTGCCCTGCGGTGTCGATGACGCCGGCGCCGACGGTGGGTGCGCCGTTGCCGTTCCAGGCCGCGCTGCCGTGGTTGTCCAGGCGGATTTCGGCGCTGACGAAGTGCTTGCCCACGTCTGCGACGGCGTGGTTGGCGACGGCCGGGTTGTCGAACTTGATCAGCGTGGCGGTGATGTCCTCGCCGTTCGGGCCCTTCAGCGCGACGGCGCCCCCGACGGCGGGGTGCCTGTCGGATTTCGGCGGCGCGGCGGGGACGGGCTGGCCGGTGACAGCGGCACCGGGCGCGCCGGCTGCCTGCTGGGGTGCGGCCTGCGGGGTATCGGTGGTCTTCCCGCGGGCGAGGTATCCGGCGGTGAAGCCGATGCCGAGCGTGAGGACGGCGATGAGGGTGACGAGCCACAGCGGTACGGCGACGCCGCGCCGTGGCGGTGTCCCACCTGCGGGCGGTGTGCGGCGGTGCAGTGCGCGCGTGGCGGTTTCGTCCCGAGACTCCACGAGTTCCCCCCTCGTAGCTGAGAGTGCTGACGTTACGCCGGGCTGTCCGTGATC